GGGGCAGTAGAATTAACTAAATTTACAAGAACAGATACTGTAGAGGGTATCAATCCATACTATAATATAATATCTAATCTATCTGCAATCAAAAAAGAGTTTGATCCTTCAAACTTAGTATCTTCTCAAAAATCAGATGACTCTTTATATAATGCATTTTCTATAAAACTTTCAAACAAAATACCTGGAGACAAATACCTAGAAGACAGAAACCTAGATAACTATATTTATATAGATGTAGATGGAAATTTAATCATAGAACTAGACAATATGACCTCAGATGAACTGGTTGAGATAGAAATAGACACAAATGGTACAATTGTAGAGGTGAGATAATGATTACTGAAGACGGCAAAAATATAATAGCAAAGTTTATGCTTGGTCAAGCACCCACTTTTGCCTCATACATTGCTGCTGGCGTAGGTGCAGAACCACTATTTACTGGAGCATCAGCCGCAATACCAATAGATAAACAAGCATTAGACTTTGAGGTATTCAGAGTTCCTATTTTATCAAAAGGGTTTATTAAAGAAGATGGCGTAGAAAAGTTAGTACTTAAAGCAGAAATGCCAAATGATCAAAGATATAAAATATCAGAAGTAGGAATATATCCAGGACTAAGCAACACTGTTGCTGGAAGATACGATAGCAAACTTTTGCTAACTTTTTCTACTGCAGAAAATTGGGTATATGTAGGTGGAACAAGTGCTTCATCAGTTCCATATCCAAATATAGCATTAGATGAAGGAAATACAAGTGCAAGCGTAAACTCTAGCACACCAGAATTTTTATTTATCAACTCAGATGCAAGTATATTTAATAATGAAAACAGACAAAATAGACATGAACCACCAAGATTTTTAAATAGATGCTTAATGGTATCTGGAAGTTCATCATTTATACAAAGTGGTTTTACTGTTGCAGCAGGATCAAAGTATTTAGAAAACTCCTCAGTATCTATAGATCTAAGTCAAAATTTACCAGATGATGAAATTAAGTTAGCATTTAGTATTATGAGTAGAATAGCAAATAATGGAAGCGTTCCATCTAATACAAAAATTATACTAAAACTTATGAATAATTTAAGTAATTCTGAAATTACACCGCCAAGTGCTACAACAAAGATAGATTTAACAGATGTCCAGGTAGGAAGTAATAGATATCAAGTTATTAGTAAAAAACTTTCAGACTTTACTACAGACGCAGATTTTTCATGGGCAAATATAAACATGATAAGAATATATGCTTCAACCCTAGTCTCTGGATCTCCATCAGATAACTTTTTTATACTATTAGATGGGTTAAAAATAGATAATGTTACTGCAACAAATCCACTATATTCCTTAGTTGGATATAATATACTTGAAACAGATGATGGTTTACCTATTTTAAAATCTGAAAATACAAATAATTATATCGAATATAGATTCGGTATAGGTGTAAGTTAATGTCAAAAGTTGTAATTCCAGTTGGAAAACTTCCTGCACCTGGAAAAGACGGAAAGCATAAAATTAGATTTAGAATAACTACAAAAGATTATAATGAAATTTCTGAATGGTCTCCAGTATTTATACTAGATAGCATAGGACAAGTAGCAAGTGCAAGTGCATCCTATTCTTATGATGTTATCACAACTACATCAAATGATAGAGTTATAAATCTATCCTGGGAAGATCTTCACTACAATGTTGATAGTGCAACGCATGATCTCTTTGTAAGGTGGAATTATTCAACTGGGTTTGAATATTATGGAAGAGTAACTGGAAATTCTGCAACTATAAGAGTTCCGATTTCTGCAACAACTTTTATTTTAAAAGTTCAACTCCCGTCTTATCCAGTACCCCCTCAAGAAAACAATATTTTTAAACTATTCGAAACACCCACAATAACCCTATAGTGATATAATGGAGATAATATGGCAACAGTAATTTCACCAAGTCGTGGTCAACCACTAGACGTTACATTGATAGCATCTTTAGTTGATGCAGTTAGTGACCTTCAAAATTCACAAATAACATCTACTCAGTCTAGAGTAAATGGTACTGCCGCCAACAGCGGATCTTTAAAATTTTATGCAGAAACTAAATCTATTACTATAAATAACATAACAACATCACCTGAGGAAAAGTTTTACTTTACCTACCCAAACTTTACAAACGCACCAGTTGCCGTGGTTGGATTAACAAATACAACTAGCACTGTATCTGGAGGAAATGCTGCAACCGCAGTCTTAACTTCAGTAACTAAAGATAGGGTAGATGGAATCATTAAGTTCCCATCTGGATCAACAGGATCAGTTACAATGCAAATTAATTTAATAGCATTGGGTATAGCATAGATTGGTATAATTTCAATATGAATGCAAAAGATGCCTTGATGTGTGGCAAGTGCTACGCTAAAATGTTTGTTGATAGGGTATTTTTAACTCAGGAACATCTTGAACTATACTGCCTTAGATGCGGAAGAAGAGAGATGTACCATCATCCAAATAAACACGGTGAAAGAATACAATGGATAATGTCAGTAGAAAAGATGAGGGCAAGAAGGAATGGAAGCATTCTGTAAAGCCTAGTAATGTAATTTTTTTTATAGATGGAGATTTGGTAAGATTAGTACATTCTAATAGACCAAACAACATCTGTACAATTTATAATTACATAAAAGATAAAGAACAAAGTATGCTTTTGTCCGATTTTAAAAAACATAGAAAAAGGGCATATACCGTAATTAATACTACAAAAATACTTGGAAGATCTAGAATACAATTAGAAAGAATGATTGCTGCTGGAATAATACCAGAGCCAACTGGAGCAACTCCTGGGGGTAAAAGAAAGTGGCAAGTTGTTTCTTATTATTCTGAAGATGATTTATTTAAAATAAGAGAAGCGATGGCTTCTATACATATGGGAAGACCAAGAAAAGATGGAAAGGTTACACCAAGAAAAGATGTTCTTTCAGAGAGGGACTTGCGTTCTTTAATGGGAGATGCTATCATGTTATATACAAGAAACAAGGATGGAGATTTCATCCCTGTATGGCAAGAGGAAACGTGGTGAGTATGTCAGAACAAACTAAAGTATCTGTTACATTGGGTTATACACTAAACTTAGGAAACTTTCAAAGCCTAAGGGTAGATATTGGTTGTACCGATTCAGTTCGTAGCGAAGAAACAATGGATCAAGCAGTAGATCGTGTTTATAAATTTGTTGAGGAACATGTTGTTTCTAAAGTAGATGAGGCAAAGAAAGAACTAGATTAGTGTCAGAGGACTTAGGTAAAATATTAAAAGAAAGTAAGGTCTGGGACACTAGCGAAATAACTAGACTATTTACCAAACTTCTTAAACAGCGTGGTATGTTTGATAAAAAGTATAATAAACATAAGGCCTCATTTTTAATTAAAGAGTTATATGAATCATATGGTCGTATAGCGTTGGTAGAAACTGTTGAGTATTATTTTAGAATATATCCTAATCCTAGTTGGGATCATTTTGCTAAACATGTAGACTCTTTTTATAAGGCATTGCAAATTAAAAAAGAAGATGATAAACTTAGAGAAGTATTAAGAGAGCAAGCGAAAGAGTGGCTTAAAGACTAATGTCGGCTGATTTAGAGGGTAAAGTATTATCTGCAGTATTAAAAGATAAACAACTGCATGTATTGCTGCAGGCTAATCCAGATAATTTATTTAGAAGTCACAAGGATATCTGGAACTTTATAAAATCATATAGTGAACAAAATTCTAATTTACCTCCAGTATCTCTTATCGTTGAAAAATTTAGAGACTTTAGTCCAATATCTGAAGTGGGTAATACAAAGTACCATTTAGAAGAATTGAGAACTTCTTATTTACAAGATTCTTTAAGTGGAATACTTATGTCTACAGCAAAACAATTACAAGACAATAAACCAAACGATGCTTTAAATAGTCTGATTGGAAAAACATCAGAATTAAAAAAGACTACTGCAGATATTAGAGATATTGATGCAACAGATATAGAGGATGCTATAAATCATTTTAACAATATAAAAGAATTAAATAAGAAGGGAAACTATGGAATTAAAACGGGTCTTGCAGGTTTTGACAACTATCTTCCAGCGGGTATTACTCCTGGTCAGTTTGGCATTCTTCTTGCCTATCCTGCTATTGGTAAGTCTTGGTTGGCATTATTTATGGCTGCTCAGGCATGGAAAAACGGAAGAAAGCCATTAATAATATCTCTTGAAATGACAGAGACAGAAGTAAGAAATCGTGTTTATACAATCTTAGGTAACGGTATGTTTTCTCATAGAAAACTAAGTTCTGGTGATGTAGATACACAATCTTTTGATCTATGGGGCCAACAACATTTAACAAACATGCCATCTTTACATATTATTTCTAATGATGGCGTAGGAGAATTTTCTACATCTGTATTAAGAGGTAAGATAGATCAGTATTCTCCAGACATTGTTTTTGTTGATTACATTCAGTTAATGCAACCAAACATTCCAATAGATAATGAAGTTGTAAAAATTAAAACTATATCAAGAGAATTAAAGGTATTGGCTATTAGTGAACAAGTTCCAATTGTTGCAATTGCTTCTGCTACTCCAGACGATGCTACAGATATGAATAGTGTTCCTACATTAGGTCAGGTAGCATGGTCTAAGCAGTTGGCTTACGATGCAGACTGGGTTCTTGCACTTGGAAGAGCACAGGGCTCTACAATTTTAGAATGTGCCTTCAGAAAGAATAGACATGGATTTTGCGGGGATTTTATGATAGATGTTGACTTTGATTCTGGAAGATTTATATACAAGGATTTTGAAAGTAAATAGAATATAAGGATATAATTATGGTATGTATTCCCATAAAAATATCAAAAGATTTGACCTCGAGGGAGAGATCTATGATGATTCTCATATCGTTAGGTTAAAGGGTGAATACATTCGAATGCTTGAAAATGCAATGAGAAATTATGGATATGTTCCTAGACTTGATATTGACACAGACTTTACATTAAGATATAATGGAAGAACATTTGATTTTAGATTATCGGTATACGGAGTATTTGTTGGAAAAGATAAGGCACAATGCATAGTTGGAATAGACAAAAACACAGCAATACAATCAGGTACTACTCCGAAGACCAAGTCAAACGAAGTCTCATCGCAGCAGGAATAGATATACAATACGAATTAGACAATGATTTAATGATTTATTGTCCATTTCATAATAATTTTAGATCGCCAGCAGGAGAAGTATCAAAAGATACGGGAATATTCTGGTGCTTTTCATGTCAAGAATCAAAAGAACTTCCAGAAGTAATTATGCAGGCAACAGCAAGATCTTATTTTGAAGCAATTAGATTAATAGATTCCAAAGGAGATTCTAGAACAATACTAGAAAAATTAGAAACCTCTTTACAAAAAATAGATATTTTTAAGGAGTTTGATTTATCTATTATAGATAGGCTTCATAAAGATGCACTTGAAAATGAAAGAGCAGTAGAGTACTTTAAGGGCAGAGGTATAAATAAAGATAGTGTAATTAGATTTAAATTAGGATATTCTCAAACACAAGATATGGTTACGATTCCAGTACATTCTCCTGATGGACTATGTTTAGGATTTGTTGGAAGATCGGTTGAGGGAAAGCAATTTAAAAATTCAACAGATTTACCTAAAAGTAAAACACTGTTTAATTTATCAAGAAACAAAAGGGTTGATAAAGTTTTTGTTGTAGAGTCATCTTTTGATGCAATAAGACTAGAGCAAGTTGGTGCACATGCCGTAGCAACTTTAGGTGCAACCATTTCAAAAGAACAAAGAAAATTATTAAAACAATACTTTATACAGGTTATAGCACTAGGAGATAACGATGAGGCTGGAACCAATATGTCTAATAAACTGCTAACTGATTTAGGATATGACAGATGTATTATTGCACATGTTCCAGAAGGAAAGAAAGATGTTTCTGACATGACAGACGAAGAATTAAAAAGTTTTGTAGCAAAATTTGACAATCCAGTACTCACAATGCTACAATAAATTAAGCACACATATAGTGCAAACATTAAGGAGAAATATGTCAGTAATTAAAGGGCTCAAGAACATTGAAGCAGTTCTTGACAAAACAAAAGTAGAATCCAGTGGACAAAAAGTAAACTGGCTAAAACTAGACGATGGCGAAAGTGTACAAATTAGATTCGTCAGCGAACTAGATGCAGACTCACCTGTGTATGATGAAAAACGTGGTCTTGCTATCGTTATCAGTGAACACACAAATCCAGAAGATTATAAGAGAAAGGCTGCTTGTACAGCAGAGTCTCAAGGTCGTTGCTTTGGATGCGAAATGTTTAGAAAAGAACCAAAGAGTGGCTGGAGAGCAAGATTAAGATTTTATTGCAATGTCTTAGTTGACAATGGAGTAGAAGAGCCAAAGGTTGCAGTATGGAGCATGGGTGTAAGTAAGACTGCTACATTCAGCACAATTCGTGAATTTGCTGCAGATTCCAACAGCATTAGTAATATGGTTTGGAAATTAAAAAGAAATGGAAAAGGAACAGAAACAAATTATGTTCTTCTTCCAGGAAAACAAGATGCAGAACCATTTAACTGGGGATCACACGAAGCATTTAATTTAGATAAAGTTGTTCGTGAATTACCTTACGCTGACCAAGAAGCATTTTATTTTGGTTTCAGCAATCCTACAACCACCAAAGCAGCAGAGTGGTAAACTAAACGAAAGGCTATGGCTTGAATTATATTCCCTTGCACGTTCATACACATTATTCTTTAATGGACGGCGTTGCTACACCTGAAGAATATTGTAAACGTGCTAAAGAGAATGGAATGACGGCCATAGCCATCACAGATCATGGTGCCTTATCTGGACATCGCCCTATGTATCGTGCTGCAAAGGCCGAAGGTATAAAGCCAATTCTTGGTATAGAAGGTTATATTACTCATAATAGATTTGATAAAAGAGATAAAAAAGAAAGAAATGGACCATTAGATTTAGTTTATAATCACATTGTAATTCTTGCTAAAAATCAAAAGGGACTAGAAAACTTAAATAGATTAAATGAACTAGCCTGGACAGAGGGATACTATAGCAAACCAAGAATAGACTTTGAGATATTAGAAAAGCATAAAGAAGGTTTAATTGTGCTATCAGCCTGTATGTCTGGACTTATAGCAAAGGCTTTAGAAAATAAAGAATATGCAGAAGCAAAAAGACTTTTAAAGTGGTTTAAGAATACATTTGCTGATGATTTTTATGTTGAGGTTATGCCACATAATTCTAAAGAATTAAACAATGAATTATTAGAAATAGCAGACTCTATGGATATCAAGTCGGTGGTTACTCCAGACTGTCATCACGCTACTATAGATCAAAAAATTATACAAGAAGTTATGCTTATTTTAAATACACATACCAAGTTAGCAAAAGATGCAACATATGAAAAATCTATAAAAATAGAAGACATGGCAAAAAGACTAAATTACCTATGGACAGAAGAAAGAATGTCTTTTAATAGTTTCGACATTCATTTGCTTTCTTATGAAGAAATGAAGCAGGCAATGTCTATGCAGGGAATTAAAAGAGAAGATATTTATCAAAATACTTTAGAAATTGCTAGCAAGGTAGAAGATTATGAAATAGTTAGTAACCTAGATTTATTGCCTACTAAAATAGATGATCCTCATATGGGACTTGTAGATTTAGTTTTAAAGGGTATGAAAGAAAAAGGATTGTACGATAAACCAGAATATAAAGAAAGAATGCAAGAAGAGTTAGACATTATTAAAGATAAAAACTTTTCTTCATACTTTTTAATTGTATCTAATATGCTTAACTGGGCAAAAGAACAAGGTATCTTAGTAGGCCCTGGACGTGGATCTGCAGCAGGATCTTTAGTTTGCTATGCTTTAGGTATTACAGAAGTAGATCCTATAGAGCATGGATTGCTATTCTTTAGGTTTATTAATCCAGAACGTAATGACTTTCCAGATATTGATTCAGATATTGCAGATAGTAGAAGAGATGAAGTAAAAGCATATCTAGAAAAAGAATATGTGAACGTTGCATCTATTGCAACCTTCAATGAGTTTAGAGGTAAAAATATTGTAAGAGATGTCTCTAGAGCATTTAACGTTCCTTTATCAGATGTTAATAAAGTATTAAAAACTGTAGATGATTGGGATGACTTTACGAGAAGTACGGTTGCACAATGGTTTAGATTAAAATATCCAGAAGTAGTAAAGTATGGAGAGCAATTACGTGGTCGTATACGTGGAACTGGTATTCATGCTGCTGGTGTAGTTACAGCAAAAGATTTTATTTTTAAATACGCTCCATTAGAAACTAGAGTTGCTCCTGGATCAAAAGAAAGAATTCCAGTAGTTGCAGTAGATATGGAAGAGGCAGCAGATATTGGATTGATTAAACTAGATGTATTAGGATTAAAAACATTAACTGTTATTGACGAATGCATAAAGACAATTAAGAAAAGACATAAAGTAAATGTAGATTTGAAAAATATTAAATTTGACGATAAGCGTGTGTATAACTTATTATCAGAAGGAAAAACAAAAGGTGTGTTTCAATGCGAAGCAACTCCATACACAAACTTGCTTGTAAAGATGGGGGTATCTAACTTAGATGAATTAGCAGCCTCTAATGCTTTAGTAAGACCAGGTGCTATGAACACTATTGGTAAATCATATCTTGCTAGGAAACGTGGAACAGAGATAACAGAATATATTCATCCCATCATGCAAGAGTTTACAAAAGATACCTATGGTTGTGTTTTATATCAAGAGCAGGTAATGCAGGCTTGCGTTCACCTTGGTGGCATGACTATGGCTGAAGCAGATAAAGTTAGAAAAATTATTGGTAAGAAAAAGGATGCTAGAGAATTTGATGTATTCAAAGATAAGTTCGTTGTTGGTGCATCCAAACATATAACACCTTTTAAAGCAGAACAACTATGGCATGATTTTGAGGCACATGCTGGATACTCTTTTAACAAATCTCATGCTGTAGCATACTCTATGTTGTCTTATTGGACAGCATGGCTAAAGGTTTATTATCCATTAGAATTTATGTATTGTTTGTTAAAGAACGAACAAGATAAAGATGCTAGAACTGAATATTTAATTGAAACAAAAAAGATGAATATTTCAGTTAAACTACCTCACGTAAATGAATCAGAAGCAGATTTTAGTTTAGAGGGGGATAGTATTCGTGTTGGACTCTCGTCTATTAAATGGATCTCTGACGTAGTTGCAAAAAAAATTATTGATAAGAGACCCTATAACAGTTATAAAGAATTTGTTGAAATGTGTGCTAAAAAGGGAAGTGGCATAAACGTTAGAGCCGTACAAGCATTAAATGCAATAGGTGCACTTACATTTGAAGACAATAAAAGAAATGCAGATGTTGTTAAAGAAAATCTGTATGAATATCTAAATCTACCTATCTTTACATCCGATATTCCATCTCATTTTTATGCTTATATAAATGACATTGAAGATTTTGACGAACAAAATGCTTTTGTATTAATGGGCGTTGTAAAAAATATAAAGCGTGGCAAAGGTTGGTCAAGAGTAGAAATTATGGATAGAACAGGCTTAGTCGGGGTATTTGATGACGAAGAGACAAAGATAGAGCAAGGTAAAACTTACATATTCCTAGTAGGGGCAAATAGAATAAATGATTTCGTTTCAATAGATGAAGTTAGAAATTTTGACACTAATAGTTTAGTTAAGTTTTTAAATTATAAAATTCTTCCCTATGGACTAGAAGAGTATTATGTGCTATCATTTAAGCCTAGAGTTACAAAGGCTGGAAAAAAGATGGCAAGTATGATAGTTGCTAATGCAAATAGAGAAATGAAACCTGTAATTGTATTTCCAAGACAATTTTCAGAAGGATATATGAAATGCGAACCTGGCACTGCTGTTAAATTAAAATTTGATAAGTCTGATGATGGTTCCCTAATATTAAGTGAGGTAATAAGATAATGGAACAAATAATGGTAGAAGAATTTTTATCACAACTAGATCCTAGTTTAAGAAAAAGATTAAGTAATGCTAGTGATATAAAAGTAGAAAAGCAAAAAACTCCAAGTATAAGTTTAAATAATGCATTGAAAGGTGGATTTGCTTACGGAAGACAAGTTATGATCTGGGGAAACAAGTCTGCAGGCAAGTCATCATTTTGTTTGCAAATGATTGGTGAAGCACAGAAAGAAGGTAAACTTTGTGCATGGATTGATGCAGAGCAATCATTTGATCCAATTTGGGCTCAAAAACTTGGGGTAGATACTGATAAACTAATCTATTCAGAAGCAAGAACAATTAATGATATGGTTGATGTTGCTACACAACTAATGAAAGCAAAAGTAGATATATTAATTGTAGATTCCATATCTGCATTGCTTCCTGCAATATATTTTGAAAAAGATTCTACAGAACTAAAAGCCTTAGAAAATACAAAGCAGATTGGTGCTGAGGCTAAGGATATGACTAACGCAGTTAAGATGCTTAACTATGCTAATAATCAAGAAAATAAAACTCTACTAGTATTGATTTCTCAACTAAGAAATAATATTGGTGCTATGTATTCTTCTCATATGCCAACAGGTGGACTTGCTGTTAAATTTTTCTCAAGTACTGTAGTCAAGTTGTGGTCAAGTGATTCAGACAATAATGCATTAAAATCAAAGATTAATGTAGGAGATAAACTTATTGAGTCTAAAGTAGGAAGAGAAGTAAGTTGGCATATTGATTTTAATAAGACTGGACCAAACTTCTTGGCTGGCAAATATGACTTTTATTTTGATGGCGATGTAATAGGTGTAGACAAGGTAGCAGACGTTGTTGACACTGCAGAACTTTTAGGGGTAATTGAAAAGGGTGGAGCCTGGTATACAGTTTTAGGTGAAAGATTACAAGGTAGAGCAAAGGTAATTGAATATCTAAAAGAAAATCCAGAGAAACTAAAAGAACTTGAATCAAAACTCTAATCAAAAATATACTTTATATACTGGCAAATTTATTTGTCATACATGTAAGGCAATAGTAGAAAAGGCAAGAATGTACCACGACACAAAAGATCTAACATGGTTATGCGATAGCAAACACATGTCAAAAGTAAACTTTAATGTAAAGGGTTATTGATGAGTGAACGTCAAGAACTTAAAAGAATAGGTGCCAAACAACACAAGAACTCTGGCAGGGGTATGGTAAAGGCAGACGGATCTACTGATGATTTTGTTATTGACGTAAAAGAATATTCTAAGTCATACTCAGTTAGTCAAGACTCTTGGGCAAAAATAGTGTCAGACACAATGAAGGTAGATAGAAAAAAGGATCCAGCATTAATGATAGTTCTTGGCGAGGGTAATAAAAAAGTTAGACTTGCTATAATTGAATGGGAAGTATTTGAACAATTAAGAGAGAAGAGATAATGGAAAGTACAGTAGAGTTATTGAATAAGGTAGCATCTTTTAATGAGATGTCAGAATATATGCAGGATGAAGAGTTTACTAACACTTTAGGGCTAGTGGCTAAATTAATTAGTAATGCAGATGTTCCTCCAGCAAAAGCAACCTTTTTAATAACACAGTTACAAGCATATTCAACCAAGTTTGCAATGTTGGCAGCCTGGTATTCTCATGTGAAGAAAGATGATAGGGCAAAGAAAAACATGTATTATGCTGCAAGAGAAGCAACAGATAAACTAGTAGATGCTCTTAAATACACAGTGAGGACTTGGTAATGACTAAAAATCTAGTTAAGAAAGTGCTGAAAATAAAAGAAGACGATAGTATTGATTTATCTAAGATAGTTAGTTTAATTAATGATGGATATGTAAAAAACGAAGGAGATAAAAATAAGTATACTAAGAAAAAAACTTTCTCTCCATCAAAATTAGTTTGGAACGAAGGAACATGTCCTAGATATTGGTATCTAGCATTTGAAGGTAATGAGTTTGAAAATAAGAATGATGGACCTAGCATAGCAAATATGAAGTCTGGAAATGATGCTCACGAAAGAATAGGTGAAGCATTAAAGGGTCAAAATGTTATCAAGTGGTTAGAACAAGATATTACATATTCAGATCCACCAATATTTGGTAGAGGTGACGGTATGTTTGAAATAGATAATAAAGATATCTTGATAGAAATAAAAACAACTAACGAGAGAAACTTTGAATATAGAAAGCAAACTAAAAGTGCTAGCGATAGCAATAGGATGCAACTTCTTATTTATATGAAAATTTTAAAACATCAACTTGGTGCTATTATTTATGAAAATAAAAATACTCACGAGTTATTGGTAATACCAGTAATTCCAACTAAAGAAGATGTTGAAGAAGTAAACAAAATGTTTGACTGGATGCGTAGAGTTAAAAAAGCATTTGAAGATAAGCAATTGCCAGAAAGAATTTCTAGACAAGGTACTAAGATGTGTGCATCATGTCCAGTGGAAAAAGTATGCGATGCTAGAGAAAAAGGCGACATTAAAATTGAAAAAAGGAAAGATTTTGAATGACAAAACACTGTCAATGGTGCGACAAATCATTTGAAACAGAGAGCAAAAATAGAATGTATTGCTCTGCTGAGTGTCGAACATTGGCAACAAAACAAAAGATTGCACAAAGATATAAGATCACTAAATCTAAACAGAGGATGGGCAAAGACAGACTCTGTGCTGGAAATTGTGGAACATACCTAAGTGTTTACAACGATAATTGGTTTTGTGATTCATGTCTTATAAACAAAAGAAAGGTTGATAGGTTCTTAAAAGATATTAAGAATTTTTTTGATTATGAGCAAAAGTAAACTTAAATACATAGGTAATCCTAAAACAATATTGGCAATTGATTCATCCACAAACTCCATGGCCTTTTCAATTTTTACAGAAAGAAAATTAGTAAAGTATGGAAAGATACACTTTTATGGAAATCATGTATACGAAAGAACTGGAGATGCAAACAAAAAAGTATCTTCGTTTTTAAAAGATTATGATATAGATGCAATAGTTATAGAGTCAGCAATATATACTAACTCTCAAAATACTGCTATTAGTTTATCTTTAGTACAAGGTGCAATTTTAGGTGGTAGTCAAATGTATCATAGAGCACCAATAGTATCTTGTTCTCCAGTATCCTGGCAAAACTGGATAGGAAATGGTAAATTAAAAAAGGAAGAAAAATTAGCAATCAGAGATCTGTATGGACCAGATAAATCATTTTCTTTTTATAAAGCAAAGGAAAGAGAGTTTAGAAAGTCAAGAACAATTAAAAAGATTAATATACAGTTTGATTTAAATATAGATGATGACGATGTGGCAGATGCAATTGCAGTTGGATGGTACTCATCAGAAAACTGGCACAAGTTAGTTGATCAACCACATAATCTTGACAAGTCTAGGGGGTAGTGATAAAATGAAACTATATACAAATGAAGCCTGGCTAAGAAAAAGGTATGTCATTGATAAAAAATCACCAGAAGAAATTGCCAAAGAATGCAAGGCATCTGTTGAAACTATTTATGTCTATCTTGCTAAGTTTGGCCTTAGAAAGTCGAAGAGGTAAAAATGGCTGAGTATGTAACACCAGACTTTGATAAACAAAGAGAAAATAGAATGAAATTTATTAGCGATATCTCAACCCAAGCACCTGCGGGTAGAAAGATATTGGATGAATGCTTAGATATAGCAGAATTACTTATTAAAAAGAATCAGTCTTACGGTAGTTCATATAGTCAACCTATTAATATATTTAGTAAGTCAGACCCTAAAGAACAACTATATATAAGAATTGATGATAAACTTAATAGAATAAAGAAGGGAAGCGAATATGCATCAGAAGATACAATACTTGATCTTATTGGCTACCTTGTATTATTGAGGACATTAAAATGAGCGATGAATTAGTAAAGCATCTTGATTTAGTTAATCAAGTTGCAACAGAATATTTAAAAGGATTAGATAGTGCAGAAATATCTAGACAACTAGATATGCCTAGGCCAAAAGTTATGGCACTTTTAAATGATTGGCGAGCAATGATTTCTAATAATCAAGCCATTCATATGAGAGCAAAAGAAGCACTTGCAGGAGCAGATCAACACTATTCTTCATTAATTAAAAAAGCATACGAAGTTATAGATGCTGCAGATCAAACAGCAAACCTTACAGCCAAGACTACTTCTATTAAACTTATTGCAGATATCGAAACAAAAAGACTTGAAATGCTACAAAAGGCTGGACTTTTAGATAATAAAGAAATAGCAGAACAAATTATTGAGATGGAAAGAAAACACGAAGTATTAATTGGACTATTAAAAGAAATAGCATCAGAGCATCCAGAAATAAGAAAAAAGATTATGGAAAGATTATCCTCTATACAAACTGAGGTGATCGTGGTTGACAATTGATTTTAGTGATTTTTTAGAAGCATTAGATCAAAGCCCTTTTGAAGAAGAGCCAGTTGATGCAAAAACATTTATCACAAGCAAAGATTATTTAGGTCTTCCAGAATTATCTGAATATCAGTATACTTTAGTAGAGTGTATGAGTCAGATATATAAAAAAGAAGATGTTGAAAGATGGTTAGGAAAAGAAGAAGGTGAGAAACATTATAAAAAATACACTAAGTCTGAAGTTATTCTTATGTGTGGAAAGGGTAGTGGTAAAGACCATACTTCTACCATTGGCTGTGCTTATATTGTCTATAAACTTTTGTGCCTCAAAGATCCATCGAGGTATTTTGGGAAACCATCGAATGATGCGATAGATTTAATTAACGTTGCCGTTAACGCACAGCAAGCAAAAAACGTATTCTTTAAAGGATTTAAGTCAAAGATCGAGGGCTCTCCTTGGTTTGCTGGAAAGTATGAAGCAAAAGTAGATAACATAGAATTTAATAAATCTATTACAGTTTACTCTGGACACTCCGAAAGAGAATCAGCAGAAGGATTAAACTTAATGCTTGCTGTTCTTGATGAAATATCAGGATTTGCTATGGAAACAGGAACAGGAAACGATCAAGGAAAAACAGCAGATAATCTATATAAAGCATTTAGAGGTTCTGTAGATTCACGTTTTCCAGATTACGGAAAGGTAATTCTTCTATCTTTTCCTAGATATAAAGGCGACTTTATTTCTCAAAGATACGATGACGTGGTGGCAGAAAAAGAAACCTTAGTTAGAAGTCATGAATTTATAATTAACCCTGCTTTATCAGAAGAAGATCCAAGTAATAAATTTACAATTGAATGGGATGAAGATAATATATTAAGTTATAAATATCCTGGAGTATTTGCTCTTCGTAGACCAACATGGGAAATGAACCCTACAAGAAGTATAGAGGATTTTAAAATTGCATTCTTTACCGACCCAGGAGATGCACTAATGCGTTTTGCTTGTATGCCTACCGTATCAACAGACGCATTTTTTAAAGACAGAAATAAAGTTGAAAAAGCATTATCAATAAGAAATCCATTAGATACGTTTAGAAGATTTGATATTAATTTTAAACCAAAAGAAGATATAGTATATTTTGTTCATGCCGACTTAGCACAAAAACATGACAAGTGTGCAGTATCTATAGCACACGTTGATAAGTGGGTCAGTGTTCAATCTTTCAATAACTACGAACAGATAGTACCATATATAGTTGTAGATGCAATTGCTTGGTGGGAGCCAAAACGTGAAGGGCCAGTAGATTTAAGTGAAGTTAAAAATTGGATTATAGATTTAAGAAGACAAGGATTTAATCTAGGACTTGTAACATTTGATAGATGGCAATCGTTTGATATTCAACAGGAATTAAAACAGGTTGGAATTAAGACTGACACTCTTTCCGTTGCTAAAAAACATTACGAAGACTTAGCCATGTTAGTTTACGAAGAAAGAGTTATTGCACCTCATATTGATATTTTGCTTGAAGAGATGTTAGAACTAAGAATCATGAATAATAATAGGGTGGATCATCCTAGGAAAAAATCAAAAGATTTATCTGATGCAATGTGTGGCTCTGTTTACAATGCTATTTCTAATACACAAAGAGATAGAATAAAGGAAATAGATATACATACCTGGTCAAGAGGCGGGGTAGATAATGATTCTCTAGATGATGATTTCTATCCAAAAGACAAGGTAAGAGGAAAAATAAGCAACTTTGAATATAGGATAATATGACAGACGAAAATGAAGAATTTACCGATGAAGATTTGAGCAACTTCCTACAATATTTATTGGAAATAGGTGCAATAGAAATGACAGGGTTTGATGCTAAATCTAATCAGTTTATGTACAATATAACTCCTAAAGCAAAAGATCTTGTTCCTGAGTTTTATTACGAACACTTTAGGTTTGTCAATGAACTTGCATTTAAACTATGGCAAGATGGTCATATAGAGATGAAGTTTGATAAAGATGGAACCCCTATGGTAATACTAAAAGATCTAGAATATACCAAAAATATAAAGGATAGCCTTCCAGACGATTTTTCCTAGAAAACCTTATGGAAAAGTATATTAGAGACACAAAACAAGAGTGATATAATTAATCTATGCCTTACGATATTAAAAGAAACTATGGCTCATGTAGAGGTTATGCAGTTGTAGGACCATCTGGACCACACGGATGCCATCCAACTCGCTCAGCAGCCGTTCAACAACAACGTGCATTATATGCAGCAGAAGCAGATTCTAAAAAGATGCATGATGGTGCTATAACAAATGAAGATACTCCAAATAAATATCCACACTCAATGGAAGATTGTCCAGATCCAAAAAATTGTCCAGAACATAGTATGGAAGACGACATGGATAAAAAATCTCCATGTTGGGATGGATATGTGCAGCGTGGTATGAAACCTGGAAAAGATGGCGGAATGGTTCCTAATTGTGTTCCAGTTAGCAAGGCAGAAGAAATGGACTGCTGTCCAGATATGATTAAAGCAGATAATTTACAAGAAGGAATGTTTGTAATGGGCCCATACTCTGGAGGTATGGCACATGGAAAAATTGAACATGTTATGAGAGATGGAAGTCTAGGACCTGGCTCAAAGTTTGAAGTTGTTGCAACTCCAGAGGATCCAGCAATATTAGTTAGAATTTATAAAGAAACAGAAAGTGGTTGGGAAGAAACAGATTTGTTAACTGGATTTAAAGCATCTCAAGCAATGCTTAT